GGATGAACGTATGGTAATAGTACCATATCTATTTATCTTTGTCAACCTGTATCATTTGATACAGTTATTTCTTTTTCTTCTGGTCGGGGGACTGGTATCCCCATAGTTTTGGAGCGATCCGCCCCTCTGCCTGAGTGATGTTAATTAGATCTTTCTTGTATTTGTCGTAGTAAATATCAAAGATATCTACCACCCTACCAGCCATAACAATATCAAAATGAACTGTCTCTCCCTGGATATATTCTACTAGATAAGCACTATACGGTAGAGATGTATCCTGAGAGAGGGAGGGATCACAATCTTCGTGGATTACTTTAACACTTTTAGCCATTAAGAACGCTTACCCCAAACAATTTGTGGAAATGCTTCTTCAATTACTTGTTTAGTAATACGATACTTTTTATTCAAACACTTGTCCTTAGCAAGGCATATAACTTCTGCTTCTTCAGCATGTAGACCTTCTAGAAGTTGAATAAACAGTGCTTCTCTACGAAGAGGAGTTAGCTGAGATCCACCACCTCTGTAGAACAACCTGAGTTGCCTAAACTCACGATCCAGATAAGTATGTTCAATACCTTTAGGGGCTTCGTTAGGAGTGTAGGGAACATCACCCTCAGGTAGTAGACACTCAGCACTTGAGTCGTAGCTAGCAATTAGAATAGAACGTAGAGCAGCAGAATTATGTTCTTGTAGAAGTTTAATCTTCTGTGCTTTGGTTTTAGCGTTACTTACTTTTTGTAAGATTTCAGACAGTAAGAGTTTCATTTTTGTTAAACATAGCGACGTTTACAGTTGATACATAGAACCTATCCATAAGCTCATTTAGTTGATGCTTGTGGAAGTATTCGTGTGGGAATTTCTTCTCAATTTTATTTAGTGAGTTATATTCCTTCAAGATATCTAGTTGAATATCTTCAGGAATGTAATCAGCATCGATAAGAGTAAGATTCCTCATGTAATTTTCATACTCTTCCTCAGATTTACAGAAGACAGATGGGTCTTGCTTAACCCATACATTTAGTTTCTTCTGACTGATAGGTCTTTGTCTAATCCCCTTGACAAAGGTATCATCACATGATAGAAAATTAGGAATGCCGTCAGACTTATCACCTTTGATAACATGTTGCCTGATATATGTCCATGGATTTTCTGAAGTTACAAACCTTTTGGTTACAGGGTTGTATTGTTTAACTCCAGGATATCGATGTAACTGAATAAAATCTTTATCACCCGATAAGATTAAGATTTTTTCCTTTGGTTTCTTATGTTTACAGAGCACAGCAATAACATCATCTGCTTCTGCTCCATCAACTTCTACTACTTTGTAGTGAAAATTTTCTTTAATCTCATTTTTGATTTGGTTTAGTAGATCAAAGATAGAGTTCCAGTTTAGACCAGACTTCTTCCTGTCTTTTTTTCTAGACCACTTGTAGTATGGGAAATAATCCCTACGCCAATAGTGTTTGCTATCATAAGCAAGAACTACTTCGCCATACTCACCCTCGTATTCTTTCTCATATTTTGAAAGATTTTTCAAGATCAAATGTCTGACTAGGTTTTCATCCAACACAGCTTTTTTAATTTGTGTCATCAGATTACTAATCATGATCTGATTCATATCAATAATAATCATCCTCCTCCTCGTCGTCCTCTTGATTGGTAAATTTTACAGCATACAATTCTTCGGTAAGGGAAATGCCTTCTAGTTCTGGATGTAGTCTGGGAGTAGTAGCTTCTTGAATGTACTTGTACACTATGTCGTTGGCAAACCAACCTGCTACGAGTCCCATTAACAGACAGAGAACCGATGAAAGTACGGCGACAAACATTAAAGTTGATTCCATATCTAACTCCGAGTTAAGTATCTTCTACCCTCCTCCAAGTCAGTTCAACTCTAAAACTAAACTGTCTTTTTAGGAGGGTTATATGTTGGAACAGTTTCAGACCTTTTTGATCTGGTTCTTTTTTCTCCCTCCTGAGCATTAGCTCTACACCTTTATTTATGGACAGACCTTGGTCGTCTTTTGTTTTTGGATCCTTTGCGTCTCCCTGGTCGCTTGTCATACTCATAGTCTGTAGCATCTTGAATAATTTTTTCTAAGTAAGCAATAATCTTTCTTGCCTTTGGTTTTCCAAGGTGACGATAAGCTTCAAGCAACTGTTTATTACCACCAGCAACGTAAAGTTTTAGTTCCTCTACAATGCTGGTGATGTTAGAAGAGTTGTGACTTAAAAATTCTGTGGCATCCTTTCGTTTTGCTTTAGCACCAGTAAGATACTTATAGAAATTTAGTAGATATCTATCCTCCTCAAAGGCATCATCAATAGCACGTTCAACTATCCAATTAAGTTCTTCGTTCATCTCCTCCGTTTAACTAACCCCCTCTCTAACAAAAACTTAGCAGTCTCTACAATACCACCCGTCACTTCACCATCAATGGTAGTGAAAGGGAAGCCGTTACATGTAGGATACTTGGATTTAAAATCCTGTGTATCCTTTACTGCTTGTTCTATATAGGGAAGATTGTTTCTATCGAGGAGTCTTTTTAACTTAACACAATAAGAACAACCAGAAACCGTATAGATTTTTATTTTCATAGGATCAACTCCTCAACTCATATTATACAGGGTTCGTGCCCCGATGTCAATCCTCTTTCTCTGTATCAAAGAAGAACATTTGCCACAGACGACAGTTGTCTTTAACTCCCCCGAAATATCCAGAAGCAGAGTGAATACAAGCAGCATCAAAGATAACAAGTCTGTTGTATACATTGCCTAGGACATCCACTGGTTCAAAGTCTTGACCATCTAGATGACAGTCGCCAGGTTCATACCAAGAAGCATCCCATCCCTTGTCACGATAGGTTCTAGCTCGTGTCTTTTTGTTGGCATACATGGTTGTTCCATAGGCAAAGGGGGGATCGGGAGTCAAGTATAGCATACCACCCCACATTTGGGAATCACAATGCCAGACCTGGGGTGCTCCGGCAAGACCCCACTGGAACCTACCATTCATATCATACCCTTCCCATCCGGTAATCTTCTTACCCATAATATTCTCAAAAGATTCTTTGAGTCCTGGGAATAAGAACTGTTGCCATGTTCTATTGCCAATATATCCCTTACCAATACCACCCTGATGATAGGACTGCTTAAGAGCAAACTCTCTAATAGAATCAGGATCTTCATAGAAGTTATCTACAATCCATACACTCTTCTGTTGCTTCTTAGCAATAGTTCCAAGTTTTACAGATCCTTTGATAGGTTCATCATCAATGTTATCACCATTGTCAATGTACATCATCATCTCACGCTGATAATTCATGACAAAATCATTGTCCCAAATCTTCCTGGAAAGATCTTGCTGTGGACCAAAGCAATGGTCGGAGAACACTTTGTAGTTCTTAAATTTACGAAGATGTTTATCTCTAAACTCAATAAATCTATCCCTATTATAAGTGGAATCAGAATTATTAGCATCACGGAGATGAAGTTCCATAGAAATAAATTCTACATTACCTAGGATCCAATCGATGTTCTCATCTGCTAAGACAGAGTATTCTCCACCCTCGATATCCATCTTCATGAAATCGATTCTGCCTAGGTTATTCTTCTCCCTAAACTCTTTGAAAGTTATCTTATCTGCATCCATAAGGGACTGAGCAGAGGGAGAGTCAGGATCAATGATGATATTAGTATAATAATTAACACCAACGTTATTTTCCCGTAGAGATTGTTTTAAATTAGTCTTAGCTAACTCAATGAAACTTGTAGATCCATCTACAAGAATTGCTGTTGCTGGTTCTTGATCTACAACACTAATCATCCATGCCCCTACACTACATCCAAGATCTAAAACTCTATCCCCAGGTTTTATGTCACGGAAGAATCTATATACCTTTTCATTAATAACTTCTCGTTGGATAGTATATACTCCCTCGGTAGTAAAATTACCCCAATCAAATGAGTAAGGATAGTTTTTAAATGTATACTTAGATTCATCAACCCAATCATACTGATGATGCTTCAAAGTAGAAGTAAGAGCTACCCTCTTATACATGTAACAATCTTCTACAACATTAATCCTTTGGAATCCAAGTTCTCCCATTAGATATGGAAGTGCCTTTACCTTACCCCAACCTACATCATCACAGTAACAATAACCATTGACCTTTACCTTGCTAGCATACTTCTCAGCATCCTTCAATGCCTGTTCTGTATGCTGCCCATCAATATAGAGAAAGTCAATCTCCCCATAATCCGGAGCTCCATCACTAGTATTTCTTACGACATCAATATACTTTGCTGTCTCAGTCTCTTCTATTGTTCTAATAAAAATATCGTAGATAGAATTTAAAGGAATGTTTGACCAGTATTCAGCATTGACACCATCGTATCCCTTGATCGCTTCTTCATTAGACCATGGATCAATAGCATGAATAACACCTTTGCCGTGACGTTTGAACTCCATTGCCGCTGGGAAGATACTCTTTCCTCCATACACACCAATCTCCACAGCAACAGGATTATCTACCCGCTCACAGATATCATTGATGCTATCAACAATACATCCAGCTTTATCTAAAGAGCACCATCCCCATACACCGTATCTAGCATCGTTACGAGAATAAAGGTTAATGACATCCCGTTTGGTATCTTCGATTGTTCTTTTCATTTGAAACTTAGGACTAATATAAATTTGATTTCCACCAATAGAAGTATGAAGTTTATATCCACACTGCATCATGTAGTATTTGTATGCTGGATCATTGGTGAGGTTCTCCAGCATTATAACATCGGGTTGATACTTTTGTATACCAAATCCAGATAAGACTTCCATCTCCCACCCCTCTACATCAATAGAGAGAAAGTCAACTTTATCAACACCTATCCTAGCAAGTAAAGTATCAAGTCTAATAGTCTCTACAGTAATAGTCTCTTGCTTATTATGACTAGGTAGATTTTTATGTCTAATGTCAAGAGCAGAAAAACTTACACCATCTGACTCGGGTGTATAA